GCTGTACAACGAGGCTGGATTGCAATTGATGATAGTCAAACTGGAACTTGGGTGCCTGTGTATAACAACTACCCGTAAGGATAAATAATGTCAAGTACGTATTCAACCAACCTAAGAACAGAGCTAATTGGCTCAGGTGACCAAGCCGGTACTTGGGGTACCACTACAAACACATCATTAGGGTCAATTTTAGAGCAAGCCATTGCTGGTGTTTCCGGCGGTCCATATGTAGGCGGTACTTACCCAACCGTAAACTTCCCAACCGATGCGGACATTACATTAACTGCCAATAATGGTTCAGTAGACCAATCAAGAAGTGCTGTATTAGTGGTAACAAGTACAGGAAGTTTAACCGCAACCCGCAACATCATAGCACCAGCATCCGCAAGTAAAGTCTATATTATTAAAAACTCCACAACTGGAGGACATAGTATCCAGATTAAATATGCATCAGGCACTGCGGTTGGAATTGGCACTGGTTTAACTAAAATGGTTTACGGAAACGGAACTAATTTTTATGAGGGTATAACTGAAGCAGGTAGTTTAGCTATTGATGGACTTTTAAGTGTTGAGGGTGCTGCCAATTTTGTTAGTACTCTAGCGGTTGCTGGAGCACAAACAAACTCAAGCACTATATCGGCTACTTCATTTTCAGGCGCTGGAACAGGTCTTACAGGAACTGCCGCAGGTTTAAACATTGGTGGTAACGCCGCTACAGCTACAAACGCCACAAACGCTACAACAGCCACAACAGCTACAACAGCAAACGCTTTAAATAGTTCTAATAATTATTCAATGGCTAATTTAACCGCATCTGGGTATGGTTATTTTACGGGCGATGTTGTTGCTTCAATAAGTTCAGGTAATTTATATGTTGGTAACACGGCAGCAAATTATGCTGTATACAATAAACTAGGTTATTTACAAAAAAACGGAGGTGCTTCTGAATTAATAGTTACTCAAAACAGCGGCACTTATGGAATAAGTATTTCGGGAACTGCTGCAACAGCTACAACAGCTACAACAGCTACAACAGCTACAAGTCCGGCTAGTGGTGGTTCATTTATTACTTCATCTAATATTGGAAGTCAGTCTGTAAATTATGCTACAACAGCTGGTACAGCAAACGCTTTAAATAGTTCTAATAATTATTCAGTACAGAATTTACAAGCTGTTAATGGTGTGCAAGTCACAGGCGGCGGGCTTATTGTAACTTCAGGAAATTCAACCCTTTATACTGATGTTGTAGCGTCTATTAATACAGGTAATTTTTATATAGGTGGTTCTAGCGGTACTTATGCAGTTATTAATAGAGACGGTCAACTAGCTAAAAATGGCGGCGGACCATATAACATAACTACTACCAATGATTTTACAAGTCAGTTAAGTACGTTTGGGTATCAAAAATTTCCTAGTGGCGTCATTATTCAATGGGGGCTTTCCAATATTAATGCAAGCGGTACAGGTATTGGTTTTCCTACAAGTTTCCCCAACTTGTGTACTTCAGTAGTTATAACCCCAAATGTAGGTCCGGCAAGCAGTTCTACTTGTGTTGTTGCGGTTGATTCTATATCTACAGGTAGTTTTAATGCTGGCGGTACATCTTTTGGAAGTTGTTACATTTATTGGATGGCAATAGGTTATTAAGGAAAATTATGACAATTTATTATTCACCATCAACAAACGGTTTTTACGATACAGATTTTGCAGAATATAAACTGCCGTCTGATGTTGTAGAAATCACTAAAGATGAGCACCAAGCTATTTTTGAGCAACAAGCTGCTGGTAGAGTTATTAAAGCCGGACCAGATGGAAAACCTACAACTGTAGATAAGCCTCAACTTAATTATGCAGAATTACGAATGTCAGAATACCCGTCAATTCAAGACCAATTAGATGCTATTTGGAAAGGTGGCGATGCACAAATAGAAATGTCAAATAAAATTGCATCTATTAAAACTAAGTACCCGAAAGAATAATTATGTCTTGGTTAGAACAAGTAGCCCCTACAATTGCAACGGCTTTGGGCGGTCCTTTAGCTGGTTTAGCTGTAACTGCAATTGCTAAAGTTATTGGTGTTGATGAAAAAGAAGTTCAAGGTTTTATAGATAGCGGTAAGATGTCTGCTGACCAGATTGCACAGATTAAACTTGCTGAAATAGAGTTTCAAAAACAAGCACAAGAACTAGGTTTAAACTTTGAGAAGCTTGCTACTGATGACCGTAAGTCCTCTCGTGAAATGCAAATAGCCACTAGGTCTTGGGTGCCGCCTGTATTATCAATGCTTGTAACTATTGGGTTCTTTGGTATTTTAATTTGGCTAATGGTTAACCCTGCCGATACCGCTAATACTCCACTAATGATTATGTTAGGCTCCCTTGGTACTGCGTGGACAGGTATTATTGCTTTTTACTTTGGTAGCAGTGCTGGAAGCTCAAGAAAAGACGAAATGTTATATAACTCGGTGCCAGCAAATGCTAAATAACTTTGAAAAATCTTTAGATTTAATTTTAAAAGACGAGGGCGGATTTACTACAGACGTTAGAGATAACGGAAACAAATTGCCAGACGGTAGAGCTGGCTCAACAAACCTCGGCGTGACACAAGCAAATTGGGAAGCATATGTAGGGCACCCTGTTACTTGGAATGATATGAAAGCTTTAACCCGTGAAAAAGTAGCGCCGTTCTATAAGCGTAAATACTGGGACATGGTGCGTGGAGACGAGCTTCCTAATGGAGTTGATTATATGGCATTTGATTTTGCCGTTAATGCGGGAGTTGGACGCTCTGCTAAGTTACTTCAACAAGCGGTTGGTGTAAGCCAAGACGGAGCTATTGGACCGTTAACATTATCAGCAATCCGTGCGTTACCCGCAAAACAACTAGTAGATAGATACAGCGATGTAAAAGAAGCATGGTATAAAAGTTTAAAAAATGCGACATATGAAAAAGGTTGGCTAAACCGAGTAGCCAGAGTTGAAACAATTGCAACTAATATGGTGGCTTAATGTTTAATAAAGAAGAATACATGAAGGTGTATTTAAAAAAATACGCTGAAGAAAATAAACAAGCTTTATCCGCTTATAAAATGGCTTGGTCAAAAGAAAGAATGAAAGACCCCGAATATCGTCAGCGACAAAATGAATTAGCAAGAATTAACAAAGCAAAAAATAATACGCCAGAAATAAAGAAAAAAAGCGCTGAACGTACGGCTTTGTGGAAAAAAAATAATACTGCAAAAGTTACCGCAAATACTACGCAACGCAAAAAATACATAAAACAAAGAACGCCTAAGTGGTTGACTGAAGACGATAAATGGATGATTAAAGAAGCATATGAATTATCTTTATTAAGAAAGAAAATGTTTGGTTTTGATTGGCATGTTGACCATATTATTCCATTAAGGGGTAAGTATGTAACAGGATTGCATGCGCCAACAAATCTACAAGTAATACCCGGACGTGAAAACGAAACTAAATCTAATAAGTTTGGAATATAAAAAGTGCTCCAGAAAATACAACTAAGAGCAGGGATAAATCGTGAAGGGACTTCACTCGCAAATGAAGGCGGTTATTATGCTTGCGATAAAATTCGTTTCCGTTCTGGACAGGTTGAGAAGATTGGTGGATGGACATTAGACTCTGGTACGGTTAATCCTACAGGTGGCAACTATATTGGCGTTGGTCGTTCATTAAAGAATTGGATAGGTTTAAACGGCTATAACTATTTAGGTATAGGCACAAGTCAAAAGTTTTATATACAACAAGGTACCGGCGGTTATTTATATGATGTAACCCCTATTCGTGCGGTGTCTTCTGCTGGTGCTGCTACATTTGCTGCTAGTACTGGCTCCTCTCTTATTACCGTTACTCAAACAAGTCACAATGCGCAAACCGGTGATTACGTTACATTTACTAGCGCTGCTTCTTTAGGTGGCAACGTTACTGCGGCGGTTCTTAATTTAGTTGGTGGGTATCAAATTACGTATATCTCCTCTACACAATATTCCATTACTGTTGGTGTAACAGCTACTGCTGGGGATTCTGGCAACGGCGGCGGTGCTACAGTAGCAACATACCAAATTACTTCAGGCAATATTACATACACACAAAACGTTGGTTGGGGCGCTGGTGGTTGGAGTGGTATTAATGCAAGTGCTGCGACTACAGGATGGGGTGATTCAGCTCCAGTTGGTGTAGGTATTGGTGTTCAGCTTCGTTTATGGAGTCAAGCCAACTATGGACAGAATTTAGTATTAAACCCTAGAGGCGGACCTATTTATTATTGGGTAGTAGATACAAACCCTAGTATATATAACGTAGCGCAAGTTTTATCAAAAACAAATACAAATACACAAAATGGAACTCAATATTGGTATACAGATGGTGGGCTTGATGGGTGTCCTACTGTATGTAATTTTGTTATGGTGTCAGACGCTAGTCGATTTGTAATTGCTTTTGGTACGGATACACTTGGGAATGGTATTCAAAATCCTATGCTTGTAAGTTGGTCAAACCAACAAGATATTAAAACTTGGATACCATCAATTACAAACCAAGCGGGTAATTACACATTAAGTAAAGGTTCTCAAATTATTTCTGCGGTACAAACCCGTCAAGAAATTATTATATTTACGGATGTAGCACTTTATTCAATGCAGTACTTAGGTGCGCCGTATGTTTGGGGCTTTAATATCCTTGCGGATAACATATCTATTATGAGTCCAAACTGCGCTGTAGCGGTAAACAACGTGACCTACTGGATGGGTAAAGATAAGTTCTTCATGTATTCAGGACAAGTACAAACCCTACCATGCACCTTAAGAGAATATGTATTCCAAGACATAAATTTAACGCAGTCATATCAGTTTTTTGCTGGTATTAATGAAGGCTTTAATGAGGTCTGGTGGTTTTACTGCTCGGCGGCATCAACCGTTATTGACAAATATGTTATTTACAACCACCTAGAACAAACTTGGTATTACGGCAATATGACTCGTACTGCGTGGGCTGATACACCGCTTAGAGGATTCCCAACAGCTTTAGGTTATGCTCCTGTAACTACAACATCACAGGCAGTTGGCTTAACTGATACGACTATTAACGTTGCAAACAAGAGTGAATTCCCAGCTTCGGGTGTAGTAGAGATTGACCAAGAACGCATCATCTATACGGGCGGTACAAGTACTACGCTAACAGGTTGTTCAAGAGGTGCTTATGGTACAGATGCGGCGGTGCATGATTCAGGTGTTACTGTAACCGATATTGGTGTAGCGGACTCTGGCATTATTTACCATGAAAGCGGTGTTGATAATGCTACTTCAAACCCTCCAGTACCTATTGATGCGTATATACAATCTTCTGATTTTGACATCGGGGACGGGCACAACTTTGGATTTGTATGGCGTCTGATACCAGACGTAGGGTTTAACGGCTCAACCGTGGCTGCGCCTAAAGTAACATTTACATTACTCCCTAGACAAAACCCCGGTTCAGGATACGGAGTATCTGACTTACCAACAGTAACAAGTGCAAAATCTTATGTAGGACAAAACAACTTTGATGTG